CGAGCGAACTCCGCAGTTGGGTCTGCCGTTGGTTTTCTAGAAATCCAACGGCAGACCCAACTGCGGAGTTCGCTCGGGACGTTTTCTACGTTGATCGGAAGGCCAATGAAAACCGCATTGAGGTTGAATTTGAACTGAGTGCCGCGCTCGATCTGACAGGTGTCGGTCTGCCGCGTCGACAAGTTATCCAGAATTACTGCCCCTGGACCTACAAAGGCCCCGAGTGCAACTGGACAGGCAACTCTCTTGGATCAGGAACATATTCGATTACCAGCACCACCCTTACTGCTACCGTGACCAATCACGGTCTGGCAGTTGGAGATGCCGTCTATCTAAATCTGTCCGGTGGAACAGGAGATGGTCAATACATGGTGGTGACAGCTCCAACGTCCAGCACCTTTACGGTCACGGTAGCCGCTACCGTTACAGGATCTGGAACGCTCGATATCACCCAGTTGTTTGACACCAACGATCAACCGACAACGATCATCGCATCGGATGTTTGCGGTAAAAGGTTGTCTTCCTGCCGCGCGCGGTTCGGATTCGGTGAACTTCCATTTGGTGGGTTCCCGGCTGCGGGCCTGCTGCGACTGTGAACGATGACACCAGAGCAGCAGCACTAGCCTGGGCACAGGAGCAGTTTCCGCGCGAAGCCTGCGGTCTCATCGTTGTTGTCCGGGGCCGAGAACGGTTTTGGAAATGCCGAAACATCTCGATGTTGGCTGCGGACCAGTTCATCCTGTCTCCTACCGACTATGCGGAAGCCGAGCGAGCAGGAGAGGTGGTCGGAGTTTTCCACTCACACATCAATCTACCTCCGACAGCATCTGATGCTGACAGGGCTTCCTGCGAGGCCACAGGCGTGCGGTGGCACATAGTGGGGCTGCCTACAGCGGAATGGTCTGAGATCGCTCCATGCGGATTCCAGGCGCCTCTGGTAGGCAGGGTTCATGCGTGGAATGCGCTCGACTGCTGGACACTGGTTCGCGATTGGTATTTGCGGACCTGGGGTATCGAACTGATTTCTGTTCCTCGGTGGCCCAACTTCTGGAAAGATGGGATCGACATCCTGGGTGATAACGTCCATGCAGCAGGGTTTCGCGACATCCCAGATGGTGCGAAAATTGAGATTGGTGATGTGATCCTCTGCCAAACCGGGGATTCGCCTTTTCCAAATCACGTTGGTGTGATGATCGGGGGAGGTCTTGTGTTGCATCATGCCGAGAACCGATTGTCCAGCCGCGATGTTTATGGTGGCTGGATTCAAAAGCACACTGTCCGGATTGTGAGACATGCGAACCGTCCGACTTCATGGTGAACTTGGCAAGCGTTTCGGATACATCCATGAGCTGGATGTTCGGGATCCTGCGGAAGCGATTCGGGCGATAAGTGCCAATTGCAGGGGCTTCAGAGAGCATTTGATGCAGGAAACGGTTTTGGGCTATCAGTGCCTGGTAGACGATGCTGAGATAACCGAGGATGAACTGAAGTACCCAATGAGCCGTGAGTTCTCCATTGTCCCGGTGATTCACGGTGGAGGAAAGGTAGGTCGAATCATCGTTGGAGCAGCACTGATTGCACTCGCAATCATGCAGCCGGAATTGATCCCAGTGATCAAGGCCGGTGAGGTTGTGATTTTCTCTGCATCAACCGTGTTCTGGATAGGTGTTGGCCTTACCTTGTCAGGTGTAGCTCAAATGCTTGCACCCACCCCAAAATCGGGGGACTCTGGTGAGAAAAAGGAAAACCAGTATTTCGATGGGCCGATCAACACCACTGTACAGGGCAGTGCGGTTCCGTTGGGCTACGGGCGCATGATCGTCGGTAGCGCCGTGATCAGTGCTGCGGTTAGCATTGATGGAACCCCTGATCCGGTTTACCCGATTGATTTCTTCATGGGCGGGTTCCGCTGATGGAAGTCATATCAGGATCTGGTGGCGGAAAATCGGGCGGATCCGGCGGTGGCCTGACAGAGCAAGCGGACACGCTCAAATCTACTGCGTATGCACAGGTCTTGGATCTGATCTGTGAAGGTGAGATTGAGGGATTGGTAAATGGGTTGAAGTCCATTTATCTGGATGATGTGCCAATCGAAAACCCTGATGGCTCCGCGAATTTCACGGGCGTCCAGTATTCGACTGTCAACGGAACGCAGACGCAAAGCACCATCGCGGGATTTGACCAGGTCGCCAATGAAACCGTAGTCGCGGTTGAGGTGAAGGTCTCCACTGGCCCTGTGGTGCGAACGATCACCAACCCAAACATCTCCAGTGTGGTTGTGACGGTTCAGTTTCCTGCGCTCACGTATCTGTCTCCGGAGGGCAACCTTGGAGGGACATCTGTTCAGTTTGCAATCGACATCCAGATCGACGGTGGTGGATGGATCACAAAGATCAATCAGACCATCAACGGAAAATCGGCAAGCGCATACGAGCGGCAGTTTCGGATCCCACTGCCAACAGGATCCTCGAGAGACATCAGAGTACGAAGGATCACGGCAGATTCGACGCAGACTCAACTGAACAACAAGACGTTTTTTCAATCCTACACCCAGGTGATTGATGCGAAGCTGAGATATCCAAACTCAGCACTGATTGCTCTGAAGATCAACGCATCGCAATTTCGAGCCATACCGCGCCGCGGATATGACGTTAAATTGCTGAAGATCCGAATACCGTCGAATGCGACAGTGAACGCAAACGGATCGTTGTCTTACTCCGGTCCATGGAACGGAACTTTCCAAATTGCGTGGAGCAACAATCCGGCATGGTGCTTTTACGATCTGCTCACTACTGATCGCTACGGATGCGGCAAGTACATCGATGCATCTCAGATCGACAAATGGTCGCTGTATCAGATCGGCCAGTATTGCGATGAAATCGTCGATGATGGATTTGGCGGAACCGAGCCGCGATTCTCATGCAACATGTGGATCAACACTCGGCAGGAAGCATTCAAACTGTTGCAGGATTTCTCCAGCGCATTTCGGGGCATGGTGTACTGGGGAACCGGAGTAGTCACTGCGGTTCAAGACGCTCCAAAAGACCCCGTATTCCTGTTCACCAACGCAAACGTCATTGGTGGAAACTTTGAGTACCAGGGCACTAGCGCAAAGGCTCGCCACACTGTTGCCTTGGTTACTTGGAATGATCCTGATGACATGTACCGACAGAAAATCGAGTACGTTGAGGACACCATTGGAATCGCGCGCTACGGTGTCATTGAAACCCAGATAGTTGCATTCGGCTGCACATCGCGCGGTCAGGCTCACCGTGTTGGAAAGTGGCTACTGTACACCGAGCGGTACGAGACTGAAGTTGTTTCGTTCAAAACGGGTTTGGAGTCTGCATTCTGCCGACCTGGTGATGTGATCAAGGTAGCCGATCAGTTCCGAGCCGGAAATCGTCTCGGTGGCCGGATCATTTCGGCGACATCGACCACTGTCACGGTTGACTCTCTCGCAGTTGGCGGCGTGAGCAGTGGTGGTGATTTCTATGTCATAGGCCCTGACGGCAACATTCAACAGAAACTGATTAGCTCAGTCTCTGGCAATGTGATCACGTTACAGACCGCACTCTCGCCGCTTCCGTTATCTCCAGCGGTTTGGGTGGCATCTTCTCCCGCGCTTGAGGCTCAGACGTTCCGCGTACTGTCGATGGTCGAAAACGAAAACGGCGAGCATGAAATCGTCGCCGTGTCGCACCGTCCCGACAAGTATGATGCCATCGAAAACGACATCGTCCTTGAACCGCGCACGTATTCCTCGCTGTCTCCCATTCCGGATGTTGTCTCTGGTGTCACGCTTTCAGAAAGCCTTTACCGATACCAGGCAGATGTGCGAGCGAAAGTAACCTGTACCTGGCCTGCTGCGGCGAACGCCACACGCTATCGTGTTGAGTGGCGTCTGAATGACAACAACTTCACTGTCGATGAAACCGGATCGCTCGACTTTGAGATTCTGAACACAACGATTGGTAAATACGAAGTCCGAGTCACTGCCATCGGCGTGTTTGGTACGGCATCAGCAAACTACGTTTCATCAACGATCAACACGCTTGGGAAAACCGCTCCTCCAGCCGACGTTACTGGCTTTTCTGCGACGGTCGATCCATGGGTCGGAATCGTTCTGAGCTGGCAATCAGTTGCTGACCTCGATCTCGACCAGTACGAAATCAGAGAGGGAGCTTCCTGGGCCAGTTCAACGCTGGTCACGCGGGTAAGAGCATCCAGTTACAAGATAGGAGCAATTTTTGGATCTTCTCAGACATACCTGATCAGGGCTATCGATACGTCAGGGAATTACTCTTTGACCGAGGCTGCGGTCACCACAACCATTTCCGCTCCCGCCGCAGTCACGCTGAGTTCACAGGTCATCGATAACAACGTCCTGCTGCGTTGGACCACCCCTGTTTCAACACTGTCGATTGACTACTTTGAAATTCGGCGCGGATCTACATGGGCAGGCGCAACCGTAGTCGGAAGAATTTCCAGTGGCACGTTCGCAACCATATTTGAAACGGCATCAGCAACGTACACCTACTGGATCGCTGGCGTAGACATTGGTGGAAACGTGGGAGCGCAATCGAGCGTGTCTGCTACGGTGGCGCAGCCTCCCGACTATCAACTGTTCCTCAACCAGACATCAACATTTTCTGGCGCTTTGACCAATGCAACTTTAGCGGCAGGAAGCCTCTGGATGGCGGTGGACACCACCGAAACCGTTCAAACGCACTTCACTTCTCGCGCGTGGACAACTCCACAAGATCAGGTGACCGCTGGATCCACATATTTTATTCAGCCTACAGGAACGGCAGGCAGTTACGAAGAGGTCATTGACTACGGAACTACGTTGTCTTCAGCAAGGGTCACGGTCAATGCCGTCTACGTGCAGGGTTTTGGATCCTCAACCGTCACAAGCACGCTTGGTGTTGCAAACGCGGCAGGCACATTCACTGTCACCATCGCTGCCCCAGGTGTGTTCACCAAGACCGCGCATGGTCTTACTAACGGACAGACAATCACGCTTAAAACTACTGGTGCGCTTCCCACAGGGTTGGTTCAGAACAAAACGTATTACGTTGTCGGGGCGGCGGCAAACACCTTCAACCTTGCACTGACGAGCGGCGGGGCTGCAATCACAACCACTGGTACTCAATCAGGCACGCATACACTGATCGGGCCGTACACTGAATACGCAAGTACGGCAAGCGCCTTTGCGACAGCGTTCCGATACATCCGTTACCGCTACGATGTTTCCGGTGCTGGTGGCGATGACATAGTCGAGTTCAAGTCGATCACTGTAAACATCGATGTCAAACAAAAGTCTGACTTTGGTTCAGTAGCGGCAGTCAGTACGGATGTCGGCGGCACTACCGTTACGTTCAGCGCGTCGTTTGTATCGGTAACGTCTATCCAAGTAACAGCCAGCGGCACCGCAGCCGCATATGCGATTTACGATTTTGTGAGCGTGCCAAACCCGACCACTTTCAAAGTACTTCTTTTCAATAGTTCTGGTGTTCGGATTTCTGGCACTGTTTCCTGGCAAGCAAGAGGCTACTGATATGGCAGATTGGACTAAACCTACTCTGACATCGACATACGCAAACTATCTGACCGAAACGACTGCTCGCGACACAGACTGCGCGATTCAGTTTTCGAGCGGCACCATTACATCCCCGCCAACTGGTGCGGTGAAATGGGATACGGGTCTCAACCGCTGGCAGAAATGGAGCGGAACTGCTTGGGGCGAACTGGCAACTACCTACGCGCTTACAGGCGTGACTTGCACATCGTTTTCCAACACAGGAAACACCACCCTCGGTAATGCATCTGCTGACACCGTCACGGTCAACGCGGCCACATGGACGTTTGCCAACGCTACCGCGATTGGTGGCAACCTGACTTTTTCGGGCGGAATCAATTTCACTGGAAACGTCACGTTCGGGGATGCGGTAGGGGACACCGTAACTTTTGTCGGTACAACTATCGCGCTTCCAACTGGAACCACCACTTTTAGTGTTGGCACCGCAAACTTCTCGGTAGGTCTCCAGCTCGCAGGATCCTCTGTGATCACTGCCGCATCTACCAACACGTTGACCAACAAGACCATCGATACCGCTGGTCCAAACGTGATCAAGATCAACGGTAATACACTGACTGCTTCAGCCGGAACCGGAACGCTTTTGTTGCCCAACGCAACAACAACGCTGATCGGCTGGAATACCGTTGACACGCTTACCAACAAAACCATCAGCGGTCTTGCAAGCGCATCAACCGTTGTAGACGAGTCTTTGAATGCCTACGCAATTGGCTACCGTGAGCTGCCTCAAAACGCGCGATCTGCGGCATACCAACTAGTTCTGAGTGATCGAGGTAAGCACATCTCAATCACCACTGGCGGAGTAACCATTCCCGCCAACGCGACAGTTGCGTTTCCGATTGGAACCACCATCGGCATCTTCAATAACTCCGCAAGCGCACAGAACATTGCGATCACCACCGACACCCTTAGACAGGCAGGAACCACCAACACCGGAGCGAGAACTTTAGCCGGTTGGGGGCTTGCTACCATTCTGAAGGTCGGCACCACTGATTGGGTAATCTCTGGATCCGGAGTCACCTGATGACAGGAATCCTTGGACTGTTGATCGGTGGAGGTTCTGGGTTTCCAGCCAGCACTCATGCAATGTCGGTCGGGCAGGGAGGACTCTATTCGTTTTTTACTTATGCAGCCTACGGTTTCGCGGTTGATGCATACGGACACTTCTACAACCCAGGCTCCGGCGTGATCACGCCATCCAGCCGACAATCAGTCCAGATCGCGGAAATTTCGTACTACACAACCTCAATCGGCGGATACGGGATCAATTTTGACATGGTGTGGACAACCACATCCGGATTGGCGAGCCAGTTGAAACTCGATGGTGTTTCATATCTGCTGTCGGATCCCGGCACGGTCGCATCTACAAACACGGGCACTCCCACTATCAGCATAGCTACGCCAGGCGTTGTCACTCTCGCAACGCACGGGCTGACAAACGGATCTATGGTGATGTTCAGAACAACCGGCGCGCTCCCTACAGGATTGCTGCCAGAGGTGGTTTATTTTGTTGTTGGTTCAACTACCAACACGTTCAACGTAGCGGCAACGTCAGGTGGTGCAGCAATCGCCACATCCGGAACGCAGTCTGGAACGCACACCGTTTACTATCGTCCGAGGCGTCGATTTGTGATTGCTAGCCCGCCTGGAGTATTGCCAAGCTGGGCGCGCGGACCAGTTGCCGCCACTGCTAGCGCGGCAAACCCATGCACATGGACATCTGCCTCACATGGATTTTCAAACGGGCAGGGAGTCACGTTCACAACGAGCGGCGCGCTGCCATCTGGCCTAGTAACTGGCACCCGATACTTCGTAATCTCAGCCACCACAAACACATTCCAGGTTTCCGCTACCGTTGGCGGGGCGGCACTCGGAAATGGCGCGTCACAATCTGGAACTCACGTAGCCAGCAGATCGATTGACGTTGTCATCTCCTGATGAAAACCATTTTTCATCCCATTGAATGGTGATGGAAATGTGGTGAAAATCAGACCATCTATCATTGGGGGAGTGGCATGACAATAACTGGTGACACGGCTGCCACCATCATTGCGCTTGTCACTCTGTTGGCCGGTGGCATTTCTGTTTGGGTTTCGTTGCGCGAACGCCTTGCAAAGGCAGAAACCGAAATAGAGTTTCTGCAACGCCAACAGTCAGATCACAAGACCGAGGTCCAAAGCCTGCGCGAGTACCTCGACAAGCAGTTCAACGATCTGCGAACCGTCCTAGCCCACAAGGTTGATCGTCGCGAGAATCCTCGATAATGGCTCTCCTCGGCCCCATCAAATATCTGACCATTCACTGCGCCGCTACACCCGCCGGTCGAGCGGTGACGCACCAGCAAATTTCTGCCTGGGATCAAGCCAAGTTCAATCAAGTGAGCTATCACTGGGTAGTTGAGATTGACGGGTTTGCCTATCGCACACTGCCAGATTCTGAGCGAGGCGCGCACGTTGCCAATCACAACACCGGCAACATTGGCATCTGCTATGTGGGCGGCATGTCCATTGATATGAAACGTCCACAGGACACGCGCACAGAGGCTCAGATCAAAGGGTTGGCAGGATTGGTGCGCCACTACCGAAAGATCGCGCCTGGCATCATCGTGCGCGGACACCGGGATTGGTACGCGGATCTCGACGGGAACGGGCGCGTAGATCACTACGAGTGGAAGAAAGCGTGCCCGTCGTTCGATGTGGCAGAGTGGTTGAGAACACTGAAGGAGTAGAAATCATGCTGGCTGGAAAAAAGACCTACGTGATGGGAAGCCTCGGCATCGTTGGTGCGCTGGCTTCGTACCTGGTCGGTGACGTTGATGCAGCCCAGGCTGCCCAACTCGCGTTGACTGCCATTTTGTCGATGACGCTTCGTAACGGTTTCCCAAAATAGCTAGCGGCCCCGGCGCGAAGGTTCTCCTCCTGCTGGAGCGTCGGGGTCGCTGGCACCCAAAAAAAACCCCGCACTAGGCGGGGCAAAGTGACCGGGACTGTCAGCCGGTTACGCGCATTCTACACGATTGGACGGCGACGGCGAGCCTCCCAAGATTCAATGTCGGCCATTCGGTACAAAACCTTCGCGCCTATTTTCACGTAGGCTGGACCGTCTCCCTGCGTTCGCCAATTTGCCAGTGTGCGAACGCTAATGGATCCAGCGTAGCGTTCGCTTACTTGCTGGGGTGTGAGCAAAACCTCACAACCCGTCATCGTCGCCACCCACTGCAAATTTGCTCACAGACTCCGGAGCATCCGGTTTGCCGGACTTTTCAAAGGCAGATGCAGAGGCTTTCAGTGCCTCAAGCGTTGCCTGCCCCAGTGTCTTCTTAACCGAGGCGGGTGTGGCCTCCCAGGCTGCCCTCAACGCAGCAGTGCCCTGTTCGCAGGCCGCCTCAAGGACGTTCCTGTGCCGCGTAATCGACGCCGACACGGGCTTCGCCCCATCTATCCAAGCGCGCAGATCCGCGCCGTCTTGCTGACCCAGAAACCCATGTCCTCGACCCAAAATCGGCACCAGATCGGCGGGGCATTTCAGCACCGTCTGTTTTTCACCAGAGGCTTCCATAAGCAAGCTCGCGGTCATCTCAAACAGAAAGTTCTTCTCACAGATCGGCTGAACACCGAGGCTGCGAGGTGCTTTTGGATCAGAGAAATCGACCTTCTCGCGAGCGCGCAAACAGACGATCACATCCATTGGACATTGCAGGAGAGCTTGCATCATGGCCTTGTGCTGCAACTTTGCCCGCTTCCAGCCTACCACTGAGTTCCGCTCGGCGTTCGCGATGTCCTCGCAGCCTCCCGTGCCTTCCCACTCATGTGACATGGAGTCCACCACCAAGACATCCACGCCAGCGTCTGCAAACTCGCGGATAGCCGCAACGTACCGTTCCGGACTAAACGGGGGCAGCAAATCACCGATCAGGAACGGTTCGCCCAGAATGTCCGCGTACAGACTGCCGCGGCGATTTTCAGTATCAAGCATACCCACCTTGCTAGCTTTGCCGCGCGCCAGCCCGCAGGCAACCTGGAGCGCGGTGTAGGTCTTGCCAGAACCTGACACGCCAGCCAACCCAATCAGAACTCGCGCGCCCTCTCGCTGCGCTTTCCGAATTTTGAGCGTACTCATTCTGCACCTCCGACAAGCGCCCACTTTGGAAGCCCGACCGCGCGAATATCAGTTGAGTATCCCGGCCATTTTCCGGAGGCCAGACACTCCGCATAGATTCGGAGGCAGCGTCGATATTCCTCTCGACCAGCGATCAGAAACTCGGGATCGGCGTAGAAAACAGACACTGCGAAGGGAGCGTCCTTTTCTACCACCAAAAACATGAAACTGTCTGGTCTCTCTCCGGTCGCAGCAGCAATGCCATCAAGGTAGAACGCAGCCTGTGTGTGATAGCGCCACCTCCAAGAGGAAGCGCGGAAACCTTCTAGGCTGCCATCCTGCGTAGTCTTAACGTCAACGATGGCAAGCGGATCCGCAATCAGCCAATCGGGGCGCACTCGGCATTCGACACCCGTCTCAGAATCAGTCCAATACGCACTGACCTCAGCGATACCTGTCGCCAAAAGCTTCTTCGCAACAGGATGATCGTGGACTGAGTGCATGATGCGGTCGATCTTTTCATCATCAACTTGCGAGATGAGTTGAGCGTTGTTTTCGGCGGCCTGAGCCTCAAACGCTTCCGCAATCGCTTTGCCTTCCTTGGTGCGGCGATCCACTTTGGGCATCACCACATAACGATCCCGATATGTTTCCGGCTCCAAAATCGCGGTGTGGACTGCCGTGCCAAACGCCATTGCCGGGGTTTCTTCGCGCGGTTCCCGATTTGGATCGAGGTTTGCCGCCCAGTAGTGCAGCGGAGATCGAGCAATCAGATCGAGTCCGCTCTTGGAGATCGCGCTGCCCGCGTGATACTCCTCATTTGAGATGCCAGTGTGGATTCCCTGCTTCATATGTCCTCCTGAGACATTGTGGTTCACGCAAATGACATTCAAGGTAAAGCCATTTGCCATACCATGAGAACACGTTTTGCGCTTCCTTGCAACGCCCGTGACGCACCGTGACCTGACATGACGTTTGAACTGCGTGACTATCAGAAAACGCTGGTCGATGCCGCGCGCCGCAGCATCGCCGGGGGCAATCGCGCCGTTCTGATGGTTGCACCGACAGGGGCTGGCAAAACCGTCATGGCGGCATGGATGCTGGCCCAAGCATCAACGCGAGGCAGATCATGCTGGTTCGTTGTTCATCGTCGCGAGCTGATCACGCAGTCCAGCCGGACGTTCGATTCGGTCGGCGTTCAGCACGGCATTATCTCTGCCGGATTCTCACAGACTCGCGCGCCAGTGCAGATTTGTGGGATCCAGACGTTGACCAGGCGCATTGAATCCGTTCCTGAGCCAGACCTGATCATGTGGGATGAGGCTCACCACATCGCGTCAGAGTCCTGGTCAAAAATCTACAGCAGGTTTCCAGGCGCACTGCATATCGGATTAACTGCTACTCCGACGAGACTCGATGGACGCGGCTTGCGCGAATGGTTTTCTGAGATGGTACAGGGGCCAACGACGGCATCGTTGATCTCAGAGGGCATGTTGTCTCCATACCGACTCTTCGCGCCGTCCCAACCGGACATGTCGAGCGCAGCCACTCGCGCGGGCGACTATGTGACCAGTGACGTTGTTGATGCAATGGATCGCCCATCCATCACTGGCGACGCCGTGTCCCATTACCAGCGTCTGTGCGCCGGAAAGCGCGCCATCGTGTTCGCGGCGTCTGTCAAACATTCCAATCACATCGTAGAGGCATTCAGACAGGCTGGAGTAACCGCAGAGCATCTTGATGGCACCACCGAGAAATCGGAGCGTGACCGCACGCTTGCCAGATTCAAATCAGGCGAGGTGAAGGTGGTCTCAAACGTCGAACTGTTTGGCGAAGGATTCGACGCTCCGGCAATTGAAGCCGCAATCCTGCTGCGACCTACTCAATCGACATCGCTTTACCTCCAACAGGTTGGGCGCGCGCTGAGGACATATCCCGGCAAATCAGAAGCGATCATTCTTGACCATGCTGGAAACTGCTTTCGACACGGTCTGCCAGCAGACATCAGAACCTGGTCGCTTGATTCTCAACCAAAGCCAAAGTCAGAACGCGAAACGCCCGCGGTCACAGTCAGGCAGTGCAAACAATGTTTCGCTGCGTTCTCCTCGCGACTGCGGGAATGTCCGGTCTGTCAAAAGCCAGTGGAAATCCAATCTCGCAAAATTGATGAGAAGAAGGGTGATCTGGAAGAGATTGCTAACCTTGAGCAACGCGAGAAAAAGCGCGAGCAAGCTGGAGCTAAAACACTGGATCAGTTGATCAATCTTGCAATCGCGAGACGCTACAAGAACCCTCGCGCTTGGGCTTATCATGTTCACGCCGCACGTTCGCGGAAATTTGGGTAGGAGGAAAATGAATGGCGAAGAAACTTTACGACGCAGCCGTCAAAACTGGGTCATACACGGACAACACTGGGACTCAAAGAAACCGATACGAGAACATCGGGGTTGTCATGGAGGGGGACAATGGCCCCTACCTGATGCTGAAGCGGACGTTCAATCCGGCTGGAGTCCCTGGTAACGCCGACCGCGATTCTCTGATCGTATCCCTGTTCAAACCGAAGTCGGTTGCTGAACATCAGGCATCTCAACCGCCGAGGGCAGAAGACGATGACATCCCGTTCTGAGTTTACCGAGGTCACCTCCTGCGAATCATGCAGGCGAGATATCTCCACTGGGGATGATCATGCGGTTCTGGTTCGGCGCGAGCCTGATGGAAGCTTGTCTCGATATGCTCTCTGCGATGCCTGCCTTGAGGCCGGATGCAGATTCGGAGAACGGTGCGGGTGACAGAGTCTGAACTGCTGCAACGCATCAGGCTGGCCTTAGGACGCACTGTCACGCTGTTCCGGAACAACGTCGGACAGGCGTGGATCGGAGAGATACACCGGCGCGGGCAGGAGATGTGGATCCACAATCCTCGACCCTTGCAGGCTGGCCTATGCCGAGGTTCTGCCGATCTGATCGGCTGGCGGCGCGTGACGGTTACTCCAGAGATGGTCGGATCGAACATCGCGGTTTTCACGGCGATTGAGGTCAAAACGCCTCGCGGCAGAGTGTCCGAAGAACAGCAAGCGTTCATCGATGCTCTGGCTGCGGATGGCGGGATCGCTGTCGTAGCCAGGTCGGTGGACGATGCTCTGGCAGGCGTCGAAGGCAGGGGTTGAATGACAAACCATTTTCCGCTAGGGTGGCAAACATGGGTCGAAGACCTGGCAGTCTGAACAGGCCAAAACCATCGCTGAGTTCAGATGAGTTGGAGAAGTGCGCTTCACCTTCGTTGGTGCGCGCGGCGATCCTAAGAACGGAGGAGCGGATTTGTCATCGCGGTCTGGAGAAAGAGGATCGCGACCATGAATACCGACTCCTCTCAAGACTGAGACTGTTGTTGGAGTTCATCGAATGAGTTCATATCGGGATGCAAAAGAGCGCGGCCACAGGAAATACGCCAGCGAGCCTTGTAGGATCTGCGGAGGAGTGGTCCGGTATACGAGCAGCAAAAGCTGCGTTGTCTGTACTACGCGAAGGCACCTTGAGAGAAAAAAGTTGCTGTATGAAGCATCGAATGAGCAAAGCCTGGAATACTTCGACAGGTATATCGCGGGAGATCGGAAATGACCCGCGATGAAATTGCGATTCTCATTGCTGAGACTGCTCCGCGCTATCAAAGCTGGGGCATTGAGGCGCACTTCCAGTTGTTCGCCGAGCGCCTGATCCAGATTGAGCGAGAACAGTGTGCTTCAGTTTGTGAGCAAGTTACGGCTGCGTGGAGCGAGCTGGAATATAACGAGGGATGCATGGATTGCGCTAGGGCAATTCGCGCACGGGGTGACGCATGAACCGCGAAGACATCATCCGCATAGCGCGGGAGGCTGGGATTGTTGTGACCGGGGAGGCTATTTGGCGCTTGTGCGAACTAGTCGCCACTGCAGAGCGCGAGGCGTGCGCGAAAGTGTGTGATTGGTGGAATGTCGGCCATTGCGCCGCCGCCATCCGCGCAAGGGGCGACGCATGACCAAGTCAGCCCATTGCAAGGGCTGTGTGTACCACAGTAATGCGGGCCACCCCAAAGGCTCGCCATTCACCAAATACAACGACTGGTGCATACACCACTCAACGATAGCTAGAAGGGCACAGTCAATCTGCAAACTCCACAATTCAAAGAAGGTGAGGGCAACTGGTAAGTAATACTTTCCAGTTCAAAGAGCAGAAAACATGAGCAAAAAATTGAGCAGAGAAGTCCAGAGCGCATACATCAAAAATGTCCGTACCGTTTTTTGTGTTTACTGTTCGCGCGAGCGGTCAACAGAAAATCTCTACCAGACAAAACCCAGGATCAAGTGCATGTCATGCCATGAGAAACGGGCGGGGTTCAAATGACACTGGTCGATTTTTTATTTGGCTCCATGATGATTTGGTTGTGGACTCTGTGCGCGTATCCGGAAATTTCCATAGTGATTGAATAGGAGGAGACTGTCATGCCTTGTATGTGTGGTGATTCGATGTGTCCTACGTGTGGTCCAGCTCAGGGCTACGATCCACAAGTGATTGAGGTAAGTGAATGGATTGCCGATTGCCTTTGGGAGAGACTCCAAAGTTCACCAATCGACATCCTCATCATGTCCACAATCATCTCGGAAGAAATCGCTAAGGTTTCTCCGGATGTGTTCAACTCCATGCTGTTTGAGGCTAAAAGTGTCACGTATAAGAAATGATGTCAGCCGTGGAGACGAACTGGCACTGGGCACCTTCTTCTGCACTGGGTGCAGGATAAGGAGGCCCGTTGCAGACAAGCGAAAAACACCAAGGCGCACGATGTGTGCGTCATGCCTGGGGAAGCGCAATGGAAAAAAACCTTGATCCAATCTGCCGGGATCGTGTTCGCGCAATTCGCACTGCGATGAATCTCAACATCTCTCAGTTTGCGATGCAGCTTGCTGTCACCAGGCAGACGGTGAACAATTGGGAGAGTGGCAGGACTTCCGCCGCTGGCCCGACGCTGGTGCTGCTGCACCAGTTAGCCGAAAAACACCAAGCCTGATCAACATGATCGAAAGCCCGCTCAGGCGGGCACGGGATCGGCTTGCCAGAATTTGGAGGATTCATGGACGCACAGGGGATTGCCGAAGCTCTCGGCAAGGCACGGTCAGGGTCCGGAGGGGGTTGGGTGGCTCTCTGCCCATCGCACGATGATCAGAGTCCTTCTCTCAGCCTAAGCGACTCCGCAGGCAAGGTGCTGGTTCACTGCCATGCCGGTTGCTCGCAGGAGGTGGTCATAGACACTCTGAAGGCTCGCGGACTCTGGGAGTCGAAGCCGAAACCGGCGAAACGCGAGATCCGCGCGACCTACGACTATATCGATCCTGACACAGGTGCCATCCGTTTCCAGGTGGTGAGGTACGAGCCAAAGGACTTCCGGCAGCGGCGACCAGACGGTGCAGGAGGATGGTCTTGGTCGGTGCCTAAAACTGAGCGCATACTCTTCAATCTGCCTGCGGTGCGGTCTGCGGATCCATCCAAAGCCATTTTTATCGTCGAAGGTGAAAAAGATGTCCAGGCCCTCGCTGCGATTGGTTGTGTCGCGACATGTAACGCAGGCGGGGCAGGAAAGTGGGATTCCGCCTACTGCGCGGAACTGCGAGATCGAAACATCATCATCCTTCCAGACAATGATCAACCTGGAATTGATCACGCAAATCTGGTCGCCGGAATGCTCCACGGCATCGCAAAAACCATTCGCATCGTTGCGCTGCCCGATCTGCCGGCGAAGGGCGATGTCTCGGATTGGCTATCCGCTGGCAATTCTCGGACTGACCTTGCTGGTCTGTGCCGCCTCGCTCCCCATTTTGATCCTGGTGATGTCGATCAGAATCCTGCTGGAACTGTTGATGCTGCCGTCGAAAGTGATGCGTTCGCTGAGACGCCTTTCCGACCGTTAGGGTTTAACGCAGGAACCTATTACTACCTTAGCCTGGAAACCCAACAGGTCATCGCGCTTACAGGTCCGGCGCATACCAAGATGAACCTGTTCACCATCGCTCCCCAACAATACTGGCAGCGTGAGTTCCCCGCCAAAACCGGCACCGATTGGGATACGGCAGCCGACACCATGATGCGGATGTGCGCGAGGCGGGGTATTTTCAGCCCTGAGATACTGCGAGGTCGCGGTGCCTGGTGGGACGATGATCGGATCGTCCTACACTGCGGCGACCGACTTTACGTGGATCGGACGCCCATGGCTCCCATTGCGATTCAGAGTCGGTGGGTGTACGAGCGCGCCATCCCCATGCGCGCCGAGATCGATTCTCCACTCACGGTTGCGGAAGCCTCATCGTTTCTGGATCTGGTATCGATGCTGCCATGGGCCACCGACATGGACTCGCTGTACATCGCGGGTTGGTGCGCCCTCGCGCACGTTGGGGGCGTTCTTCCTTGGAGGCCGCACGTTTGGGTGGTTGGATCCAAGGGGTCCGGCAAGTCCCATGTTATGTCTCAGATCATCAGGCCAATTTTGGGAGACAACTGCCTGTTTGTTGTTAGTGAGACCACCGAAGCCGGGGTCCGGCAGAGTCTGCGGCATGATGCCCTACCAGTGCTGTTCGATGAGGCCGAGGGCGAGGACCAGCGGTCGCAGGATCGCCTCCAGCGCATCCTGACGCTGGTCAGGCAGTCATCGAGCGAGACGGGTGGCCGCATCGCCAAGGGCACCGTCAGTGGCACTGCACAGTCCTTCCAGATCCGATCTTGCTTCGCGTTCAGCTCCATCAACGCGAGTCTGGTGCAACAGTCCGACCGGAGCCGCGTGACGGTGGTGGAGCTTCGCCAGGATCGCCGCGTGACACCGTTTGAAACCCTGCTCGCTGCCGAAGCTCACCTCCTGACAGATTCCTTCATCGCGAGGTTTTATGCTCGATCCATCCGGCTCTCTGGTGTGATTCGCGCAAACGCCGGGGTATTCGCGCGCGCAGTCGCTGCGGTCATGGGTGAACAGCGCGCCGGGGATCAAATCGGCACCTTATTGGCCGGCGCATGGTCGCTCCGCAGTGATGATCTGGTGACGTTTGAGGAGGCTGCGGCATGGGTGGCAGAGCGCGATTGGGGCGATGCCAAGTCCGAGGTTTTGTCGCAGTCAGATGAGAAAAACCTGATCGACTATCTGCTACAGCAGCAGATCAAAATCCAGACGGGAACCGGCCAGCGTGACCGTACAGTCGGTGAGCTGATTGATGAGATCAAGGCGAATCAGTTCGATTCTGACTTCGCATCGAGGTCGTTGGGACGCATCGGGATCAGGGTCGAGGATGGGGGAATCCACATCTCAAACACGGCAGACGGGATCCGCAGACTGCTCAAAGCCACCCCGTGGAGCGTGTCCTGGGGAAAAATTCTGCGCCGCCTGCCCGACGCGAGAGCTTCCGGAGTTCAGTATTTCGGGTTCTCCGGATCAGAGTCGAGAGCGACATGGGTGCGCTTGTGAGTGAACAAAAGCGTAAGAAGCGTAAGAAGCGTTAGAAAAAACGCCTTTAGAATCAATGATCTAACGGTACTTACGTTTCTAACGCGGAAACATAATATATATATAGGAAACACACACACACAAAAGTATAACCTCACACAAACATAACCCCTTATATATATATATATCACTGTTAGAAGTGTAAGTAGTGTAAGAGACCTTTAAAAACAATGACTTGCAACTTACGTTTTACTTACGGTCATTTTTTGACCGTTAGCAAATGATTTGACACTGTCTGCGGGTGTGCTAGTGTGTCATTGCATCATCCACATCGAGGTCCGGCCATGAAAGAGTCCCTGTCTGAGAAAGTTTTCGCTACGCTGTTGTTCGCGCTGCTTGGAGTGCTGCTCGCGGTTGTCCTGATCGAGTGGGCAGCGGGGTGCGGCGAACACTACATCGACGCGAACGGCATCACCCACCAGTACCAGTGCGTCATCATGCCCAACCCGGAGAACCGCAATGCCCGCTGAAATGAAATTGGATCTGGGTCCGGCCATGCGTCGAGCGCGGGCATCTTTCAATCAGAAAATGAGTGCATCGAACTTCCGGTTTGCTATCGCGAAGTCGCTCACCGACCTCGCGCTGAAGTCCCAGAGTGCCGTGCGGGCCGATCTGCCCAAAAGCTTCATCATCCGCCGCCCATGGGTGTCGCAAGGCATCCGCGTGAAGACCGCCACCAAAAGCGGACTCTGGTCTGCGGTTTACTCCGTTGACTCGGGCGGAAGGCGACCGTTTATGACCAGGCAGGAGTTCGGCGGGATCAAGACCGCTGAAACCGGCACCCATGTCGCGGTCCCGTGGAAGACAACCTTCCCTGATCGGCGGGCGTTAATTCCCAATGTGATGAAACCGAAAGCCCTGTTGGGCACGGTAGTGCAGACACCGAAGGCCAAGGCTGGCGTTGAATCACACCGTCAATCCGGCGTGCGCCGAGAACTGAAACGAGGCGGGGTTGTTCGCAGGGTGTGGGTTTCGACATCCAGTGCATTCAAAACGCTCAAGGTCACTGGGCGTAGGGCAGGAATCCAGTGGATCCTGATCAAGAAGAACAACCGTTACGTGCCTGCCTGGTTACTGATCGATAAGACCAAAATCAAGAAAACCCAGTTTCTGCTGGTGCCGACCGTTCGGGTTGTGAATCGAGATACAAGCTCGACCATCATTCGGAATTTGTATGCGGCGATTAAGCCGAAGGTGAAGCCATGATCTATGGCAGCGTCTGCTCAGGCATTGAAGCCGCTACTGCCGCATGGCATCCGCTCGGATGGAAGCCAGCATTTTTTTCTGAGATTGAAAAGTTTCCGCGCGCAGTGCTTTCACACCACTACCCAGAGGTCCCCCTGCACGGTGACTTCACTACCATTGAGACCGGCCAATATGCAGCAATCGATGTTCTTGTCGGAGGAACTCCCTGCCAATCCTTCTCAGTCGCAGGACTCCGAAAAGGACTGGCAGACCCGCGTGGCAACCTCATGCTGGGGTTCGGTGCGCTTGCTCAACGCCTACGCCCCAAGTGGCTGGTTTGGGAGAACGTCCCCGGCGTCTTGTCGAGCAACGGAGGACGGGACTTTGGCTCCTTCCTCGGAATGCTGGCAGAACTCAGGTATGGGTTCGCCTACCGAATTCTTGACGCTC